CAAACATTTATGTGAACGTTGGTACTACGATTGCCGCGACCTGTGACGTATTTGTTTACGGTTACGACCTGACTTTCCTGCCATAAGCGGGGAAGACAATTGGAGCCGCCTACTGGGGATTCTCGGTGGGCGGCTTTTTACTTTTAGGCTACAATTCATTCATCCTCTACTAAAGGAAAACCATGTCAAAAACGACCATTAGTCGCGGCAATGTTATAGCGCACACCATTTGCCAGCTTACATTCCCTAGCACCACTTTCTCCACTACCACCACCGAAGTCGCCATTTCTTGCCCTGGCGTTAAGTCTACGGACAAAATCCAAGTGCAAATTGATGCAGCAATGACCGTCGGCGTTGGTATCTGCAATGCTTACACCAACACGGATAACCAAATCACCGTGCGTTTGCTTAATCTGACCGGCACGTCGGTTACGCAAGCTGCGGCTACTATGTTGGTGAGCGTGAAATCCTGCGAAGATTCGCCTATTCCTGCGAACGCGGTTTAATCATGGCAAGCACATCCGTTATCCGTACAGCAGGGCAAACCGTTGCTCTGTCGGTAACGGCTTCGTCCACGTCGGCTACCCTCATTGATGACAACACAAACGACCAGGTCAATTACGCAAGTTTTTTGAACACTGGCTCGGTTGCGGTTGCTGTTAAATGGGGCGACGCTAACGTGGGCGCTGCTGTCTTCCCTGTAAGCGGGACTTCAACCGGCGATTACGTTTTGCCCGCAGGCATGACATCTCCGATTGTGCTCGCCGTTCCTACCGCACCTTTTTATGTTCGCATAATTGGCGCGGCTGCTGGCCCATCTTTGGTATACGTTACTGCTGTGTCAGACCAATCGTAAAAGGCGGGGCTTTGCCCCTTAAAAAATGACCTCTGCCGCACTTACGCAAACAATCAATATCGTGCCCGTGCAGGGCATCTTTAGCGAGACGGGCGTTTGTGTCGGCTTAGTAGGCCCAGGCGGGGAGTTTTTCTCCCCTCCTATCAATTCAGACACGATTCTTAATAGCACGATTGACGCATCTCCAATCGGCTCAACGACCCCATCAACGGGCGCGTTTACAACAATTACAAGCAGCGGACTTGCAACATTCAACAATTTCGCGTCTAGCAATGTCAACATCACCGGCGGGTCAATTTCTGGTGTTTCCATCACAATTACCGCGCTAAACAACACTCCGGTCGGCAATATCACGCCATCTACCGGCGCGTTTACAACGCTCAGTTCGACCGGTCTGTCAGTCACAAACACGATTAGCGGCTCGATTAACGGCAATGCGGCCACCGCGACCTATGCGACCACCGCAGGGTCAGCGACTACGGCAGGGTCTGCCACTACCGCTACAACGGCCACAAACCTTGCAGGCGGCGCAGCAGGGTCTATCCCTTACCAAACAAGCGCAGGCGCGACTACGTTCCTTGCAACGGGCACAGGCGTACTTGTTGGTGGGGTAACACCAAGCTACTCCACGACTCCGACGCTGACCGGCACAAACATTACCGGCATCCCTAATGGCGGCTTGCTTAACTCAAGCATCACCATTGGAAGTACATCGATTGCGCTTGGCGCTACGGCATCCACGCTGACCGCGGTCACCCTAGCCAACCCAACCATAAGCAATTACGGCGTATTTACGTCGACTTCCGCGCCAAGCTATGCGGAGGGTCGGCTTTGGTATGACTCCACGCAAAAGGCGCTGTCGTATTTCAATGACGTAACGAACAACACAATCCATGTCGGCCAAGAGACCCAGTTAAAGGTTTACAACAACACCGGAAGCACGATTTCTAAGGGCGCGCCGGTCTACATTACTTCGACCACAAGCGGGTTTACCTATCCCTTGGTGGCATTGGCACAAGCCAATACGCAAACCACAGGTAACGCCATCGGATTGGCAAATCAGGACATTCCTACCGCAACCGCTGGTTATGTGGTCATTGCCGGTCTAATTAACGGCCTAAGTCTTGGCGCAATGACGGTCGGGGACACGGTTTATGTAAGCCCGTACTCTGCTGGTCAGTTAATGAACACTTACCCGCCGACGGGATATCCGGTCAAAATTGGTGTTGTTGCGTATGCCAACAGCCCTAATGGGGCGATTTATGTTAGCCAATCCAATTCGTATGTTTTGGCTGGCAGCGTTGTGGGAACACTTGCAATTGCGAACGGAGGCACAAATGCTACAACAACTCCGACTGCGGGCGCGGTGGCGTACGGCACGGGTACGGCTTATGCGTTTACTGCGGCAGGCACTTCTGGCCAGGTCTTAACCTCGGCTGGCTCGGGCACGCCAACATGGTCAACGCCCACGGCTTACGCAACAGTTACCGATGACACAACTACTGCGGCGGTTCGTTATCCTCTGTTTGCCAATCAAACAAGCGGGAATATCTCAACCGAATACACCAGTTCGACCAAACTTCAGTACACGCCCAGCAGCGGATTGTTGGCCGCCACCACGTTTAGCGGCTCGGGCGCAAGTCTGACAAACATCCCTAATGCTGCGCTGACCAATTCATCCATCACTATTGGCTCAACTGCGGTCAGTTTGGGCGGTACGGCCACCACGATTGCAGGCTTGACATCGGTCACTAGCACGACATTTGTCGGTGCTTTGACCGGCAATGCAAGCAGCGCGACCACAGCAACTACGGCAACAAATGCCACAAATACGGCCATTACGGATGATGTGTCAACTTCATCGTCGGTTTATCCAACATGGGTCACATCGACCACAGGCAATTTGCCTCAGAAAACATCGTCCACTAAACTTAGCTTTACACCATCCACCGGCGCATTACGCGCATCGCAATTGGTAATTGCACCATAGGAGTTAAATCATGGGTTCATTAGTCTTTCAAGCAACGCTCGGCGGCCAGGTTAATCTGAATGGCCCTAATACCGCGTCCACATTTGACATTGCTGTGCCTGCCACAACGGGAACAATGGTCACCACCGGCGACTCGGGAACGGTCACCAATACGATGCTTGCGGGGTCAATTGCTAACGCAAAACTGACAAACTCAAGCGTAACTGTTGGCTCAACATCCATCGCGCTAGGCGCAACATCTACCACATTGGATGGCGTAAATATCGGCGCGACAACGGCTGGAACTGGCGCGTTTACCACATTAAGCGCGTCTAGCACGGTATCGGGTACAGGTTTTAGCACCTATTTGGCAAGCCCGCCAGCCATCGGAGGCACGGCTGCGGCAGCGGGTTCATTTACTACATTGTCGGCATCTAGCACCGTAAGCGGAACAGGCTTTAGCACTTACCTTGCTTCGCCGCCAGCTATCGGTGGAACGGCAGCAGCCGCAGGCACGTTTACCACACTAAGCGGCACAACGTCTGTCACTACGCCAATTGTTAAAAGTGCTAGTTCGTTGACTTTGCAAAGCAATGGCACAACTACTGCGGTCACCGTAGACACAAGCCAAAATGTGGGGATTGGTACTACTTCGCCCGGCTACAAATTGGATGTGCAAAGCACGGCATCTAGCGGCGCTCCTTTGCTAGCAAACTTCCAAGCTGCTGGCGGCGATGTACAGATGTATGTGCAAAACGGTACTGTTAAAACGCAAATAACAGCAGATAATACAAACAGCATCTCAATTGTTGGCTCATATAGCAATCACCCATTAAGTTTTAGAACAAACAACGCAGAACGGGGGCGTTTTGACATAAGCGGGAATTTTTTATTTAATTCTGGCTATGGTTCTGCTGTAAATGCATATGGTTGTCGTGCTTGGGTAAATTTTAATGGAACAACCGCGTCCCCATCCACCATTCGCGGCTCGGGCAATGTATCATCAATAACAAAAACAAGCACAGGAAATTATGCAATAAATTTTACAACAAACTTAGTTGATACTAATTATTCTGTAGTTGCTAGTGTTTCAAAAGGTGCTGGCGCAGCAAGTGTATTAAATAGTGGATGGTGTAATACGGGCGAGGCAAGAGCCGTAAGCAATTGCCTTTTGGAAACTTATAGTCTTACTCCCGCATATATTGATTCTGCAAATGTTTATGCGGCAGTATTTCGTTAAAAGGACAAAAAATGACACAAGCAATTATTTATCCAAATGACAATGGCAGCGTAGCTTTGATTATTCCTACTCCTGATTGGCTTGCTCAAGATGGAAACGCCATTGAAATTCTTGCTGCTAAAGATGTGCCTGTAGGCAAGCCTTACAAGATTGTTGAATTTTCTGATTTACCACAAGACCATACATTTTTCAACGCATGGGAGTATCCAGCATGATTATCATTAACATGGACAAAGCCAAAGAAATTACTAAGGCTAGATTGCGCGTAGAGCGCGAACCATTGCTTGTGGCACAAGATGTAGCGTTCCAGCGGGCGCTGGAAGCCCGCGCAGACACTTCCGCTATTGTGGCAGAGAAGCAGCGCCTACGGGACATCACCAAGTTGGCTGATGCGGCTACAACTCCTGACGAACTAAAAGAAATAAAGGTTCAATAATGGCAAATTTCACATGGAAAATTCCTGAGATTTCCGCTACAGACGGGCTGATTACTCATGCGAAATACCATGTGACAGCCCAAGTAGACAACGATTCGGTGGAGACTGAGGGCAATTGGTACTTTAACGAGCCAACCCTAAAAACGCCGTTTGCCGATGTGACTGAGGACATGGTGGCCGGTTGGATTGAAGCCGAGTCTTACAAAGACGGGATAAATGTTATAAAATCGGGGCTAGAGGAACAACTGGCGCGTAAGTCGAATTCTGTTGTGCCTCCTTGGAAACCGCAAGTGTTTACCCTGGAGCAGACATGACAGCCCCGATTGACATCATTTCTCGCGCACTCAAGGACATTGGCGCTTTAGAAGCCGGTGAGACACCTACGCCCGAAGCGGCGCAAGATGCGTTTGAAATGCTCAACGACCTTATTGACCAATGGTCGAATGAGGACATGATGACTTTCTACAAGACAGAAATCATCTTTCCCGTTACGTCAGGTCAAACCCAATACACCATCGGCCCAGGCGGTCAGGTCGGCGCAGTCTTTACCGGCTCAATTACCGGCACAACCCTCACGGTTACGGCTATCACATCGGGCGCAATCGCCATAGGGCAAACCCTAAGTGGCACAGGAATCACCGACGGGACTAAGATTTTGTCGTTTCAAAGCGGCGCGGGTGGTAATGTCAATGAGGCGGGAACTTACACCGTCAACTTCTCGCAAAGCGCAGCATCCACCACGATTAACGCTTATTACCAGCGGCCCTTGGTCATCAATTCCGCATTCGTGCGGATTAACACCTATTCAAACGGCCAGCCAATAACCAATGGCGGCCTTGACTATCCCGTTTCGGTGCTGAACGTCGAAGAATACGAAATGATTGGCTTGAAAACGCTAAACGGCCCTTGGCCCAAGGCGCTCTACTATCAACCGACCGAAACGCTGGGCAATTTGTTTGTGTGGCCAAATCCCGCCCAAGGCGAAATGCACATTTTTGCCGATACGATTTTCAGCAATTACACCGGCTTGTACGACAACATTCTGCTGCCGCAAGGCTACGCAATGGCGTTGCGCTGGTGTCTTGCAGAACGCCTAATGCCCATGTACGGCAAGGCGAGTCAGACGCAAATCGCAATGATTATGAAGTTTTCCGCGCAGGGCAAAGCCACAATCAAACGCACAAACATGAAGCCGCCACCTGTTGCTCGGTACGCCGATGCGCTGCTTGTTGGTCGCCAAAAAGATGCGGGCTGGATTTTGTCGGGCGGCTTCTTCCGCTAAGGTCAAATAAATGCCCGATTTTGGTTTTGTTGGCCCATCTTACGAAGCACCGTCGATTTATCAGGAATCGCAGGAGTGCATCAATTTCTTTCCCGAGATTGACCCACTCAAGCAGCCTGGTACGCGGGGCATTGTTGCGCTCTATCCAACCCCAGGGCTAACCTTACAGACTGTGCTGAATAGCGCTGAAGTGCGCGGACTACGCACATTGTCGGGCGGGTCGCAAATGATTGCGGTTTGCGGCGTTTACGTTTACGTCTTTACGTCTAATCTGACCCCGACCATTGTAGGAACGCTCAATTCGTCTACGGGGCGAGTAGGCATTACCGATAACGGCATCAACGCCTACATTGTGGACGGGGCTTATCGGTATACATGGCGCATTTCCACACCGTCTAACGCCATTTTCACCGGCTCTGTGTCAGGCACAACGCTGACCGTTACCGCCATGAGTTCGGGTACGATTACAGCTAACCAAAGTCTTACTGGTGTTGGCGTGACCGCTGAGACCGTTATAACGGCGCTAGGGACGGGGACGGGTGGAGTTGGTACTTACACCCTAAACACATCGCAAACAGTTTCAGCGCGGTCTTTGAGCAGCGCCGCGGTCGGCGCTCGATTTACGGCTAGTATTAGCACAACTGTGCTAACTGTGACCGCAGTCGCATCAGGCACGATTTATCTTGGGCAGACAATCCAAGGCGCGGGCATTACGGCGGGGACAATCATCACCGCATTTGGTACTGGCTCGGGCGGCGCGGGAACTTACACCGTTAGCGTAAGCCAAACCGTTGCATCGGAAACCATGTATGCGCTGAACTTCAGCGTTTTGCCATCTACCGACGGGGCATTTAGCGGCGCAAATTCTGTTGACATTGTGGACAAT